AACCCGGAAAGCAAGATTGGTTGGGAAAGGATGAAGACAAGTATGTTGCAGAGTCAATGCGCCAAGCTGTACAATTCCGTGAGAATGAAGCTCTTCAGGGACGCAGAGTGTTAACCGTTTGGGTTGATACACTTAAGGACGAAAGACGCCCAATAGAAAAAGTTGCGGCAGGTAAGACTCGATCATTTGCATGTGGACCGGTAGACTACAATATTTTGTTTAGAAGACATTTCTTGGCATTCGTTGCGAACGCTATGGATAATCGTATTCATAATGAAATTAGTGTGGGAACTGATCCATATTCCTTTGATTGGGAGAAAACCTACGTGAAACTGACTCATTTTGGGAAGAATTTGACCAGTGGTGATTTCTCGAACTTCGATGGAAGCCTCTCTGCCGATTTACTATGGGCCGTCTACGACGTAATTAACAACTGGTACTTGCTCAATGGCGAAACTCAGCATGAGATCGTTCGCTATGTTTTATGGCTCGATATTGTGAATTCTGTCCATTTACTACATGACACCCTGTATGTATGGGCACACTCTCAACCATCGGGCAATGCTGCGACAACTATCATCAATTGTCTAGCAGTTAAACTGGCTACGCGATATGCTTTCTCCAAAGAAACCAATTTGCCACCTCAATGCTTTGAAGACTATTGTTCTATGGTATGCTATGGAGACGACGTCAACATCAATGTAAGACCTGGAACCAATTTGGACTCCTTCGCTTTACAACGCGGGTATGCCCAAGTGGGACTAACTTACACTGATGCTGAGAAGACTGGAAATCTGCAACCCTATGTGGATATCGACAACATAAAATACCTCAAACGCCATTTCCGTTACGAGCCCTACTTAGGTAGACACGTGGCGCCTTTGGAATTAGGTGTTGTGTTAGAGATGTGCAACTGGGTGCGTGGAGATGATATAGCACGAGCAACCATAGATAATGTCCAAACAGCTATTCGAGAATTGGCATTACACGACGAAGAAACCTTTCAATATGTTGACAAACTCTCAAGCGCCGTATACCACGAACTGGGACGTCTTCCACAGATGTTTACGCGCAAAGCATTGCTGGAATGCTATAAAACCGGCCAATTCAAATTACAATGGGGAGACTCTACAGTCGATAAGAGTTTTCCTGCGAATGTAATCTCGAAGTTCTTTGCGTTTCTACTTCAAAAGAAACGCACG